TCTACAAAGAAGAAGAATTGGGTATAAATGAAACAGATAACTTATTTAAATTTTAAGCAAATACAAACAAAAATTAAACAAACATGAAAGAGCAAGACAGCACAAAAATGGAATTTCTATTGACCCTCAATGAAAACATTGTTGTTCAGAGGTTTTTTAATGTTCGTGGTTACAACCCGAAAGCTAAGAACTCTATGGAACTTTATGGATTCATGAAGGCATTCAGTGAGGAACTCCATTATTATCTAAAAATGAAGACTGTGATTTACATGATGGATAACAAGGACGCCATCAATGATAATCCAGCAATTATGGAAACATCGTTCACAGAAGGTCCTGAATTTTTCAACCTTTATGTCAAGTTGGGCGACACGACAATTTGTCATAGAAGAATTGATGGAAAACTTTATCCACCAAAAGTTCGTTATACAGTTGACGTAAGACCATTCTTGAAAGAATTACTTAGAGAATTAACTGACATTTTTTCAGCAAAAAAATTAACTCACGAGTATTTGGAATTTGACCTTATCTAAGGACTATTTAAATTATAAGGGGGGAATCACAGAGAGTTTATGAATAAGAATTTTGACTACTTAGGTAATACATTTCAGATACAATTAATAAATCAAATAATCCTTGATAAGGACTTTTCAAGTTCAATCTTGGATGTTATTGAGAGTTCATATTTCGATAACAAATACTTTAAAATCATTATTCAAATGATTAAAGAGTATTATGTAAAATATGAATCAACACCAAACTTCGAAACTTTAGAACAAATTATAAAGTCCGAGGTTAGTCAAGAACTTGTAGCTAAAATTGTTTTAGATACTCTCAATCAAGTAAAAGATGCACCATTAGAAGGAACTCAGTTCGTTCAAGAGAAGGCATTGAAATTCTGTAAACAACAAGAGTTACAGAAAGCAATGGACAAGGCACAAAAGATAATCACTGAGGGTGATTTCGAATCCTACGATAAAGTCGAAGGTCTTGTTAGAGAGGCTCTTCAAGTTGGTGAAATCGAGAAAGGACAATCAGACGTATTCAACGATTTGGAAAATGTTCTTGTTGAAGATTATAGACACCCAATTCCAATGGGTATTGCAGGAATTGACAAACTACTCAAAGGTGGTTTAGCGAAAGGTGAGATTGGTGTTATCTTGGCACCAACAGGTGTTGGTAAGACAACCGTCCTCACAAAAATTTCTAATACAGCTTTCAATATGGGATATAACGTTCTTCAAATATTTTTTGAGGACAACCCAAAAATTATCCAAAGAAAACATTTTACCATTTGGACTGGCATAGAACCCGATAACTTGGTTTTCCATAAAGAAAAAGTTATGGAAAAAATTACTGAGATTAAGGAAACGATGCAAAACAAATTAGTTCTTAAGAAATTAGCTTCAGATACAATGACCATGAATCAAATAAAGAATCAGGTCAGAAAAATGATAGCGGATGGAACAAGGATTGATATGATAGTAATGGACTATATTGATTGTGTTCTACCAGAATCAAGTGCTAAAGACGAATGGAAAGCCGAAGGTTCAATTATGAGAGCATTCGAAGCCATGTGTCATGAACTTGACATAGCTGGTTGGACAGCAACCCAAGGTAATAGAAGTTCAATCTCATCTGAGGTTGTTACTACTGACCAAATGGGAGGTTCAATTAAGAAATTCGAAAACTGTAAATTCAACAACGAATTACTTGAAATAGATACGGAATCATCTGTAACCTTCTTAGGTTTTGAAGAACAACAAGAAGAAAGAAAAAGAGATAGAGTTAAGGAGCTTCTCGAGAAAAGAAAAGAAAGAGAGCAACAAAAAAATCCATAATTAAATATCTACTTTATAACAAAAAAACTTATTTTTTTTTAATTAATTTTGTGGTCGGAAAGTGTTCGACCGCATATTTATCATAAAAATCGACGATTTTTTGATAAAAACTTACACAACAAAAACTACAAAAAATGGACATTTCGAACAGGATTTTATCGGAGATTACAGTATACATGAAGTATGCTAAGTATATTCCCGAACTTAAGAGAAGAGAAACGTGGCAAGAATTAGTCACAAGAAACATGGAGATGCATATCAAAAAGTATCCCAAACTAGAAGAAGAAATCAGAGAGAACTATAAATACGTTTATAGAAAACAAGTTCTTCCTTCAATGAGGTCAATGCAATTTGCAGGTAAACCCATTGAAATTTCTCCAAACAGAATTTACAACTGTGCATTTGCACCGATTGATGATTGGAGAGTATTTTCTGAAATCATGTTCTTACTCTTAGGTGGAACAGGTGTTGGATACTCAGTTCAAAAACACCATGTTGAGTTGTTACCTGAGGTTAGAAAACCAAATAAAGAGAGAGGTAGAAGATGGTTAGTTGCAGACTCTATCGAGGGATGGGCTGATGCTGTTAAAGTATTAGTCAAGTCATACTTCTTTGGTGGTTCTCATATCGAGTTTGATTATAGTGATATCAGACCAAAAGGTGCTAGACTTGTAACATCGGGTGGTAAGGCTCCTGGTCCTCAACCACTGAAAGAATGTCTAATCAAATTAGAAGGTATTTTAGAAGCGAAAGAAGATGGAGAAAAATTAACTCCAATCGAAGTTCATGACATGGTATGTCACATTGCGGACGCAGTGTTAGCTGGTGGTATCAGAAGAGCGGCTTTGATTTGTTTATTCTCAGCAACTGATGAAGATATGATTGGTTGTAAAAGTGGTGCTTGGTGGGAACAAAATCCACAAAGAGGAAGAGCTAATAACTCAGCAGTATTGATGAGACACAAAATTACAAAGGACTATTTTATGGACCTTTGGAAAAGAATCGAAGCAAGTGGTGCTGGCGAACCTGGTATCTACTTAAGTAATGACAAAGATTGGGGAACTAACCCATGTTGTGAAATTGCACTTCGTCCTTTCCAATTCTGTAACTTGACTGAAGTGAACGTTTCAAATGTCGTATCTCAAGAAGATTACGAAGATAGAGTTAAGGCTGCTTCTTTCATTGGCACTCTTCAGGCAGGATATACTGATTTCCATTATCTAAGACCAATTTGGCAAAGAACTACAGAAAAAGATGCCCTTATTGGTATCTCAATGACAGGAATTGGCTCAGGAGCGGTTATGGGTCTCAACATGAAATCAGCGGCTAAAGTGGTAAAAGAAGAAAATGAAAGAGTAACATCCCTAATTGGTATTAATAAGTCGGCTAGAACCACAACAGTAAAACCGGCAGGAACTACCTCACTAACACTTGGAACTTCATCAGGTATTCACGCATGGCATAACGATTACTATATCAGAAGAGTTAGAGTTGGTAAAAACGAAGCAATATACACACACCTAAAGAATAATCATCCTGAACTTGTTGAAGATGAATATTTCAGACCACATGACACTGCAGTTATTAGTATACCACAAAAGGCACCTGAAGGGTCTATCTTAAGAAATGAATCACCCATTCAACTCTTAGAAAGAGTTAAAAAGGTTCAACAAGAATGGATTAAACCAGGTCATAGAAATGGTTCAAATGCACATAACGTATCTGCAACAGTTTCTATTCGTGAACATGAATGGCCGGCAGTTGGTGAATGGATGTGGGAAAATAAGGAACATTATAATGGACTTTCAGTTTTACCTTACAATGGTGGAACATATATTCAAGCACCTTTTGAAGATTGCACAAAAGAAAAATACGAAGAGCTATTACAAACGCTAAAAGATGTTGATTTGTCAAAAATTGTTGAAAATGATGATGATACTGATTTAAGTGGAGAACTAGCATGTGCTGGAGGAGCTTGTGAGATTACATTGGTATAACCTATGAAAAATAATGAAGATAAAAGGGTCGAGCCTAAAAAACTTGACCCTTCTTATTTCTACGAAGAGAACGGTAGAATAGTGTTCACAGAGAATTATCACACTAACAGAGGATATTGTTGTGGAAATAATTGTAGACATTGTCCATTCGAACCGAGAGCTGAAAGAGGAAATACTATATTAAAAAAATAATCCAACTATATTTATACAATATGGCAGATGGAATTACATATGGTATAAATTTCCCCTTTAGGGATTCGAGGAAAGGAGACTACTTAGCACTTACTGAATTTGAGGCTCAGGAAATCAAAGCTGACCTTCTACATTTAATTCTTACAAGAAAGGGTTCGAGATATTTTCTACCAGAATTCGGAACGAGACTTTATGAATTTATATTTGAACCTTTCGATGGGTTGACATTTGCAGCAATCGAATCAGATATCAGAGATGCGGTTTCCCAATTTATGCCAGAGTTACTTTTGAATAATATAACAATAGAACCTGCTGATATCCAAGAGGAAATCGATTCAGCCAATACTCCAAACATCGCAGGTCCTGGTGATATATCAATATATCGTTTCCCGGGTAAAGGGACTTCTGAATATACCGCAAAATTAAGAATTGACTATTCAACCGAAAGGAATGCGTTTGGTCAAAGTGATTTTATAATTGTCAATATTTAAAATAGATGGCGAACAGAAAAATATCATATACTACAAGAGATTATCAAGCAATAAGAACCGAGCTTCTTAATTACGTCAGAACATTCTACCCTGAATTAATTCAGGACTTTAATGATGCATCTGTTTTTTCAGTGTTCTTAGACATGAATGCCGCGATTGCCGACAATTTACATTACAATATCGATAGAAGTATTCAAGAAACAGTATTACAATACGCACAACAAAGGTCATCTGTTTATAACATAGCAAGAACTTATGGATTAAAGGTTCCTGGTCAAAGACCTTCAGTTGCACTTGTTGACTTTTCAATTACCGTTCCAGCCTTTGGAGACAAAGAAGATGAAAGATACCTCGGAGTTTTAACGAGAGGTTCACAGTTTACCGGTGGTGGGATTGTTTTTGAAAATATTAATGATATTGATTTTGCATCACCATACAACTCTCAAGGTTTTCCAAACAGATTGAAGATACCAAATTTCAACGCAAACAATGTCTTGATAAATTATACAATTACCAAGAGAGAACTTGTCGTAAATGGTA